AAGGCTATTGATTTGGCCCGCCTATGCAACAAGCCAGTAATTATTGATATGTTCCCATTTATGCCGAAACCAGAAGCAGGTGGTGAACAGAAAGGACCGTTCTACTTGGCTAATAACTTCAAGAAGGCAACGCCAGCGGGTGCATCACCTAAGCCACAAACGAAGACTGAAGCAGAAGAAGCTGTAGAAGAAAAGCAAGCGGAATCGATTGATCCAGATTTAGTAGAAGAAGATAGCGATGTTCCCTTCTAGTCTGTCATAAACCAAGGCGGCAATCCACCGCCGCCCATCTTCCTTGGTGTCACATGAAAAACAAACTAGACGAAATATGGTCAACCATGCAAGATGATCCAGAATACGAACTTAATTTAAACGTATGTGATCGTGAATTGTGGTTGCGTGAAAATAAATATAAATCACCAGATAAACTAACAGCCCAACAAGTGCGGGCTAAGTTTAGACGATTAATTGAAACTAGAACGTTTGAAAATAATTTACGCATGATTGGTTTCGATAAATTACCAAATGGCAATCAATCAAAAGATGGAATTGAATACGTATGTTTATTTGATTTATATTTCAATAAACCAGAAGCAAACCAAAGCAAGCTATTAAATTACATGTGTGGATTGGCTGGCGTTAATAATGGTTTATATTATGGATGCAATGCAATTAATGAAGAGGTAAAAATTGTTACCATTGAATTTAATGAAAGTGAATTCAATGATAAACGTTCTATTATTTCATCAGAAACAATGCCTAATTGTGATTGCTGCCCTGTTCCTACATCAATCAAGCCACATTGCCACAATTGCACATCTTATAATAACGGGTGCGATATTGGATCAGGCAAAGCAGTTTGCCAATCGCATAGTTTTTACCCTGAAGTTATTACATCGGTTTTCATGTGGGAAGTAGAAGAAATGCACATGGAAGATAGAGCGGTAACATACATAAAAACAAATGGCGAATCAATCAGAAACGGCAAAGGCGGAATAGCCAGCGCAAACCTATTCGAGTGACTAAATGTTAATTCCTCGCCCATATCAACAAGATGCCTATGATGCTTCAATCAAGCACATCAGAACCAATAAAGATCCGTCTATTGTTCACGCAAGCACCGCAGCCGGTAAGAGCATCATTGTTGCCATGCTTGCGCAAACGGTAAAGCAAGCAAATAAACGTACGCTTATTCTTGTACCTAATGGTGATTTGGCCGAACAGAACGCGAATAAATTTCGTGAAATTGGAGAGAAACCGTCTATTTACAGCGCTTCATTGGGGCATAAATGCGTAGAAAATCACGCTGTATTTGCCACACCTATGAGTGTGTTAAATAATCTTGATGACTTTGGTGATGAATACGCGCTGATAATATCGGATGAATGCCAGATGATCTCTGAGAATCCTGATTCTTCATCTCAAAAAATACTTACTCATTTCAGATCAATCAATCCAAAAATACGTATTTTAGGACTAACAGCAACGCCGGTGCGCTTTAAGACTAAGCTTGTGTCTGCTGGCTCTACATTTAAAAGCGTTTGTTATTCAATCACAAGCGAACAACTGTCATCACAAGGCTGGACTGTTCCATATGGCATCGGCGTATCAGATTCAACATACAGTTTGCTTGCACTAAAAACCGATTCTAAAGGTAAGTTTAAGCAGTCCGAGGTAGATGCACTTACACTAGATAATGAGCGTCTTACGCGCCAGATTATAGATGATCTGGTCGGTATTATGGATCTGCAAAATCGTAAGTGTTGCATTATCTTTGCATCATCTATAAAGCACGCAGAAGAGATCCGCAGCTATTTACCTGAATCAGATTCATCTATTCTTATCACTGGCAAGACAAGCAAGAAAGAACGGGCCAGATTATTGCAGGAAGCCCGCGATGGTAAACACCGATACATCATTAACTACGGCACACTTACCACTGGTACGGATATCCCTATTATCGACTGTGTTGCGCTGTTACGTGCTTCTGAGTCGGTAGGGTTAGTAATTCAAATGCTAGGCCGTGGTTGCCGTTTGTATGCACCTAGCTGGTTAAAGTCATATGGTCAAACTAATCGTCTATCTGATTTTTACGAAGGAAAGATGGATTGCTTAGTCCTAGACTTTGGCGAGAATTTAGAGCGGTTCGCACTATCCGATGATCTGGTTATTTCTGGCCTACTTGATTTAAAAGAGCGCAAAGATAAGCAAGGTGATGTACAATTATGTCCAGAGTGTAACGCAGAGAATTCACTCATGGCCCAGCGTTGCCACGGTGTCGTAAATGATGGTACTCGTTGCGAATATCGTTTCTTATCTAAAACGTGTGATGCTTGCGATTCAATAAATAGCCTGTCTGCACGACACTGCACAGATTGTGGCGCTGAGTTAATCGACCCTAACGACAAGTTAGAGCGTAAAGCAGCTATTGATACCACAACACCGCGCGAGTTACCTGTGGTGGCAATGCGTCTACGCAAACATGAGAAACAGGGAAGGTTTACTCTTCGTATTGATTGGACGATGGACGAAGGAACGAGCATTCTACCGGTGGCGCAGTTCTTATCTGAAAATCGTGTTTTATACTTTTTGAAGAAATGCCAAGCACAGCACTTAATGACTTGCTCGATTGATGAAATAGTAGACAGGCAGCATGAGTTGGTTAGGTTGCCAGAGGTTGTTGTCAGAAGACCGAAGGGCAGTAAATATTTTAATGTTACATACTAGGAGAAGTAAAAATGAAAGTATCCACAGTAGAAAAAAATAGCGTAATTGAGGTTATCGATCAGCATGGTGAGTTGATCAAGGTTGATAAGGAAGAGATTAAGTCTTACTTCACAGAAGAAGGAAAGATTGATCCTATTCTTGATGCGATTGCATTTGTGGCCCGTTCTTACGTTCCTGATATTTCAACCGAACAAGGGCGCAAAGAATTAACGGAATGGGCAGATAAAACACTTGAACACAATAAGATTTTAAAAGTACACCGTAAAGAAATTGCAGATGAAATTAAAAAACTACCTGCTATTGTCGATGCTACAGGCCGTAAGTGCATTAAGTTCTTAACAGAACTACATGCAGAAATTATGCTGCCAGTTACTGAATGGCAGTATGAAGAAGATTTAAAAGAGTCTGCACGACTAGCAGAGAAAGAGCGCTTAGAAATGATTGAACGCGTCAAAGTTGACCACGTTCAAGCGTTAATTGATAACGAGCAATTTGATATTGATGCAGAACAAAATAGGATTGCAGAAGAGCTATTGCAGGCAGAACGGGATCAGCGTATTGCAGATGAAGCTATTGAGCAAGAGCGTTTACGTGTCGCAGAGATCGCGTCGCGTTTGCAAGCTAAAGTAGACGCTGACAAGAAGAAAGAAGACGATAGAAAGGCCAATGTAGAGCATAGAAAGACGGTAAATAACTCAGCGCTTAATTCATTGGTTAAGCATTGCGGACTATCAGAAGAACAGGCTAAAAAAGTGGTGATTGCTATTGCTAGCGGATCTATTTCTAACGTGCATATAGAGTATTGATAAATGGACGAAATAACCTACAAAGACGTAAAATTTCATGTATATGGAGAATATACACCGCCTAATGGTAGTGATTGTGCTGAGTATGATGTAGCAGCCATCTATGTACACGACAGCACAACTGACATCACCCACCTAATAGACTGCAAAGAATTTCAAGACGCATTAATTAAGCAGATTGAAGATTACGCAGAAGAGATGAACAATCAACTTGGTATGGAATGAAAAAACCCCTCGTAAAGAGGGGTTTTTGTTTATATTATTTGTTTAATCAACCATCCAGCAGGAACAGCAACACCCTTATCTGCCCTGCCTTCAATCCCACCAGTCATAGTGCCTCCTGCCTTTATCGCTGTAATAGTATGTGGGTAAGCATTTAAATAGTTACCCTGTATTAACATAGTGTTTGAACTACCAGTTAATGAGGTGTCTGTTAATGATAAACACAGATCACCAGATGAGCCATAACATAAATAAATTAAACTTACTGCTGCATTAGCTATACTAGTTAAGCCGCCTTTGATGGCAACAGTATTCCTTCCTTCATGTGACCAAATTGCCCCTTCTTCATTTGATCCGTGCAAATCTGCAGTTCTATTTATATTACACCCATTAAAAAATAATGATGTATTTGTTAATTTAAAAAAACCAGTACCAAAATTAATAAGTGGAGTATTAGAAGACCCAATCTTTTTCTCGAAAACAATGGTGCACCCGACAAACGCTATCTGGCTAGATATGTAATGCTCAGTAGCCCCATTTAATACAAAACGAGCGTTAAAAGGTGTTGCATATTTTGTAGTGCTATCTTCAGTTCCATATGCATATGCATATCGTGATAACGCTGCATCAAGAGTCTGCATTGGTGAAGATTCATAAAATCCAGAATTTAGGTTATTTCCAGTAACTGAATCAACATAAATTAATCTGTTTTTATTTACATCATCTATTAAAGTATTTGCTGTCCATGATTTATCAACATAAACAGGTAAATTTATTTGACTGGCTAGAAAATTAGCACCTTCTTGCGTGTTTGTAGATTGAAAACTTTTTGCACTAGCAACAGATAAATTAAATCCAGCGCCAGATGTGTAGATGGACCCATTGAATGCGCCTGAAATAATCCCAAGATCTACGCCAGACGTAAAACCTATTACTAAAGAGTTTGTTGTTCTTTCTCCGTATAGGTTTAATGCTGACCACTGTGAGTTACATACAGCATGGGCGTAATCGTTACCTTCACAAGTAAGAGATGTTGTCGTCGTAGATTGGGAATAACTAGTAAATGCACCAAATACTTTGTTTTTTGTTGTTGATGGTAAATATGTATCATTCGTAAATATATCAAAAAACTGAATAGAGCTTGTTAGCGCTGTTGTTGTTTGGTCTGCTCTGTTTAGATAGCCATCTAATGTAACAGAATTACCATCTGACGACGTAAAAACACCGCATTTATGATGAAGCGTGTTAGCTTTGATTTTTGATGCCCAGCAAGAGCTGTGTCCTACTCCGATATCAGCACCAGCAACAAAAATATCAACAGTAGACTGAGGAGCACCAATAAGACGCAATCCACCTAGCAACCTTTTTCCAGTTGCAACAATTAGGCTGTATCCCTTGTTTACTGTACCGTGAGCAATAGTTATTTGACCACTATCAACCCTGCTTCCCGATGGCATATCATTAAAAGCAATTACAGCACCATTAGTTGTATTATATGTATCGGTGTCAATTGCCCATGTATCTTGTATTGATAAATCAGCAACCAAAACGCAACCAGATTTAAGGCGATCAAGTGCGAAAGCAAAGCCACCTTTTACATCAACACCAGTAAATCCAGAATATGCACCGTACCGCAACGGCGACGTAAAACGGCAACCACCCGAGCCTGTTGGGAGTTGAACTAGGCGACCACCTACTTTATAAGCGCCACCAGCTACCCATCCAATACTTGACGCTTTGTTTAGTGCATCTTTAAGGGCATTTGTGCTATCTGTACCATTTCCGCTTGAGCCATTGCAATCAGGCACAGCGCCGTAAGCTTCTGCTAATACGTGTTCAGTATTATCAATCCTGATGAATCGACCAACACCACTAGGTGATTTTTGAATCACGTACCCATTGTCATCTGCAAGAGTGCTTGCGGCATCCCATACAAACATACCACCTCCATAACCATTTGAGGTGTGGTAATTCATAATTACAGACTGACCATCTCTTGATGGATTAAATAATTTTAACGCTGCTAAGTTTGCAACCTGAACATTATCAATGACTGATAGTACATCAACAGTATTTACCACCCGCCACAAAGTAGCATTAAACGCCCCGCTAGTCACAAATGGGAAAGCAGTTCCAAACGCAGGCGCGTAAATCAACCCACTATTTGTTACGGTCTGAGTCACACGTAAAAGTGTTTGACCACTTGTGCTGTACGCTGTTGGCTGCTCAAACCCAATGCGTTCAATCTGGTAACTAGCATCGGAATTAATCCCATAAATTGTCCGGTCATAGTCACCAACGCGGTTCTGAAACGAATAATCTGAGCTATTAATTAGCTTGTCTAAGTCGCTAGCATTACGCACCAACACATCAGCTGCGCTTGAGCCAATAGGATCATTCAAAGGCATTGTCTTTCCTTAATCATGCGCGTAAGCGCGTTTATCATATTTGCGTAATTGTAAGCCAATTATACCATCTTGCTTAGGTGTTTTATTAATAACGGTATAAAGTCCTGCTTCTGATATTTCTTGTTCTGTTAGACCAATTCCAAAAACATACCTACTACTTGCTCCTTGATCGCCTGTCTTTAGATATGCAGCGCTTGGAACAGCATCTACAATAAAACCGTTTATACCATCACTGCGCGGTGTACATCTAACAAATGCAGAACTACTGCCATCAATACCAGTAAACGCAGTGCGGCCAGTAGATTGGCCTTTAAATAGGCATTCTTCGCTAGTCTCAACTAAATTACCAACAATAGAAATAATCTCACCAGCCTGAAGGCCATCATCACCAAAAAAATCTGATGGATCAATCCAGCGAACCAGATCCCCACGACCTAGCATGTTAGCATCTGATAAAGCTTCATCTGTAACACCATCACGTGAATAGATTAAATGCCCAGCTTCAAGATATGCTCTGTTAGTGGCCTGATCCTTATCCCTGCATCCTGCTAGTTTAATCTTTGATGGATTACCTGCTGCTCCTTCAACTATTGAGCCATTGCTGTTTATCCTTAGTTTAATCAATGATTTTTTATTCAACGCAATATCAATATATTCTAGCTCTATCCCATCGAAAGAGTTTGGCATAACTCTATCCATTGTGATGTTTGAGTCACCACCCGCTGATAAATTACGATAGTCGAGCTGCATAACTGGATAGTTGCCACGTAATTCATCACGCACAAACGACCATTTAGATCCATCTCTAAAAACAGAACATCGTCCGGCATTCGCCATTGTTGCTATACGTTCACCGTATGAAACGTCTTTATCATCAAAAGTAAAGTCGAAATTAAGCAGCGTAGTGTTGATTGGCAATGATGCGTTAATACGCTGCATTGTAGCAGTGTCGAGTTGAGATATATCGCGCTTAGCAACTGCAGTATGCTGATGCAGAATTGACCTAAACAAGTTTCTGCTAGCACTACATTCAACAGTATTAAAATCACGTACCCAGCGTGTGAACTCGCAATTAAACTTGCGCTCCGTTCCGCTAGTCGCTGACTCTGTTGCCTGAGTTGTCACACGTATAATGGTAGATGATGGGAAAACTTTACTTTCGTAATCTCTAATGCCATTGATTGATTCAATCTGAAGTCTGTCATATTCATTCGTTGAATATGAAAAACTTGTACGTGTTAAATTTGTTTTGTATCTAGCCAAACCAAATGATGGTGTAATATAGATCGTTCTAAATTGTTGGTCTAAAGTATTACCTGTGAATGTTCCTTGGTACTGACCACGACTACCCACAATTTCCGTATTGTTTACATCAACTGCCCAATAGTCTATGTTAAATTGGATAATTGCTGTGGCATTGTCATTAAATCTAAGACCCCTAAGCATAGCAAAGTTGTACTGCAATATTGATGCCGCAATTGGGATTGTGAACGTAGTAGTTGGCACTCTGTCACCATTATTTCTAGTCATAGAAACAGTCAGCGTAGTATCAGTTGGTGTATTGGCAGGTATAACACCAGTAAATATCATAGTAGTTATGCCACTAGAAACAGTATTAGATGCTAGCGTACAATCAGCATTAAATGTATCTGTTAATGAGGATGAACCTGATGTGTAATGGTATGTAAATACAAGTCTAATACCTCCTGAAACACCTAAAACCTGATTAAAGCTTGTGTAGTCTCCACTAGAAAACACCATCGTTAAATTATTGCCCGCAAATGTGCAGCCACCAGAAGTAGAAATGGGTGTTGATGCCACAGGCACTGGTAGTTTTTGACCGTTCACGTCTGGCGTAGAAAATGATTCCCTAATATTACTTACAGTTGTTTGTCCATCTTCAGGGTATTGCCCAGAAATCCAAGTCGGTTTAAATAATGAATATGTAGCATTTGTAATATCAGTAAAAGGTGTAGATGCAGAGCGAACAACTGCAACATCACCAGTGCCACGACTGACAAGCATCCATTCGGTAATAAACTTTACATTGTTGATGTATTCATAAAATGACTGTTGAATCAAATCAGGATAACTAACAACACGACCATAAATATCTGGCAACGCCTGATAAAGACGATATTGATTAGTAGCGCCTGTGAATTTATTATTAGGCGAGTCCTTCCCTTGTCCGACATTATTTGGGATATCAGGCTTAGGAGTAAGTGCAACAACAACAATAGCGGCTACGACAGCAATCGCTGCATAAATTAATATTTCAATACCTTCTTGTCTTCGTGCCAATCTAACTACATCAAATACAGTTGCCAATCTATCTAACGTTTCGCACTCAACAGGATTTTCAATGATATCTCCATTTATCCATAGAGTGTAATCAGCGCCACTTTCAATATGCAGCGCAATATTTTCTTGAATGGTAAGACTATGATCAAGAGCGTATATATCGCCAATCATCGCCGCTTGAGGATCTTTATATACTGTAAGCATAAAATTTCATTTTCCCGAATATTCTTTCTAGTGAGGCAATTTTATCTATTCTAACAGATCCATACTGATTATCGCTTCCAGCACTATGTAATACATTCCATTCATCAATAATAATCCCACAATGACTAGGTATGCCACCCTTAAAACTCATGAATGCAATTCCTGATCTAGCTGGGTATGACTCGTGCCAATTTGGTGATTCTTCCTCGAATCCACCTTCGCTTATGTCACGGATGGGCATTAAACCTATATCAATACCCATGACGTGCTTATAGTAAAGCATCACAAGGCCATAGCAATCCATCGACTCAAAACTATGCGCATGTTTAACCCACGGCACACCAATAACCTTTGCAATAAATTCATCTTGCGTCATGTCAATTCAAGCCCTGTAAAGTCCTCAATGGTGAAAATAGAGGATATATCAAGCCGCATCGGGTTATCATCAGATGCCTTAATGGTAACCGACTCTTTCCCGAAGACAATCCCTCCTTTGTCAGACACCCATAGATCAATGGTAAACGCAATATCTTCTATACTTGTGCCAATCCAGTGTGTATAAGTTGCCTTAATTGGAATAAATTTACCAGCGGTAGAAACCTTATTAAGTGCCTGTTTTAACTCTCTTCCTACCACGTATCTAGAGAACGAAACAGAAAAAGAGCTGACAGGATCTTTACTGATTTCAGGTGGATTAATTTTCATACTGCAAGGAATATAATCATTTCCACCTAAATTTACCAAATTAAACTGATGATCTACTAGCCGATAATAACCAAAATCAGGATGATAATAATCAACTGTGAAGTATTCAGGCTTATTGACTTTAGTCGTCCAGAACTCTTTTTTGTTCATGATGTAAGTGCCTGTATTTCAGAGGCAGATAGTTTACGTAGGTAGTAACGCATGGTAGATATTCCACTATTAATTTGCATACTGCCACCATTCCTAGAACCTATAGAAATAAATTCGTCAGTAAGCAAAAATATCTTAGACCCTTGAGATATTGTTCCTGAATTCATTGACATCAATATCCCATCGTTTCCGTATGAAACACACGCCATATTTTTTCTATCTAAAAAAGCACTATTTTTTGTTTCAATTGTTGCCGTTGCTCCTAAGTCATCTGTATATCTAAGCCGCTCATTACCAAATAGATATAAAAAGCTTTGTGATCCACCAGCCCCAACAATAACTTTTATTGCTGATGTATCTATTGCAGAAAAACCACAAAGAAAAGATCCTATACCTGCATTTATTAAGCAGTCAACTTTGTTTATTTTGGCAAAGTCCTTATCCCTAGTTGCTGATGCAGATGTGGTAACAATCCTAGAAGTATAAAAACTACCAGCCTCTAACTGCCATTCAGTTACAGATCCAGTGACAGTTACCGTTAAATTGCCCGCGCTAGGTGTAAATGTCAGTGAAACAAGGTTATTTATGCCAGTACCAACCAATGATCCAATGCTGGCTCCTGATAATGCAACTGATCCAGTTCCCTTAAATGACAATGTATGCGCGGTAGAAGTTACTTTTCTAGTTTGTGTTACACCAACATCAGACGGGAAAACAAGATTAGTCCTACCCTCTTCAATTAATAGCTCTTTATAGCCATATGACCAGCGATAGCGCGGCTCATTGACAGCAGCCTGTGTGAATGTACCTTGTGTTATCTCAGTGGTCCCGCTGCTAGCTCGCGTAAATATAGCCTTTTCATGCAAGACACCATCTTTAACGATATCAATGTATTCAACAGTCGGCCATTCTTGATTAATCGTCACATCCAGCAAGCTGGCATACGTTTTCCAATCTGGCAGTGTGACAATATAATCGCCGTTATCTAGGTAGGACTGAGGAACAACCAATTTACGCGCCATGATTGTGGCGTTGTATGTAAATGATGTTTGACTATCTTGTTTTGTATCTAAGAAACTAGTAGATAAAAACCGACAGGTATGATCTACAAGGCCGAATTCTGTCTTGATGGGTAGAATAAATTCATTTAGTCCATTGTCTAGGTACTGAGATAATTTAACCCATAACTGAAAACGCTGTGCATCATCTTCATTAAAACGAAATGTAACATCCCAAAAAACAGGCATATCTGAGCCTATTTTTTGAGTGTAAGAAGGCCCGCGCCTTGGGTTTGATTCAGTAAATTGTGCGGGCTGATTGCGTGATTTACCAGCAAATAAGAACGTAGGCAAACCAACTGGATAAGCGATTATTGTCATAGTTTACTCTGTGTATTTGAACCGGCCTTTAAGCCATCCCATGCGGGGCCAGTGTTTGATCTAAGCCCATCACCAACGGCCTGCACTGCTTGACGTACTGCTATTTCAATCATTTTACCATCTGGGGAAGTGGTTGTTTGAATATCTGCACCGGTATAGTTGCTAATGTTGATTGTAACACCGCCACCACCGCCGCCAATATCATTTGCCGGTGTAACACTGCCATTTGCAGTTGCCATCATGTATTGGTTGCCATTGTTGGCAGTGTACATTTCAGGTGCGCCGCTTTCATTGACGCGATACATAGATCCAGCATCAACAGCACCGCCGTAACGACGCGCACCGGCTATAGGAGCTGCAGCAATAGAGGCAGCTCCTAGACCAGCAGCAGCAGCGCCAGCAGCAGCAGCAGCAGCAGGAGCAAGAGCTGGACCAACCAATGGTATAGCAGCAGTAGCAGCAAAAGCATTCATTGCCGCCATACTTGTCATCATTGCGACCTGACCTGATGCCGCTGCTGTCATTGCCGCCGCTCCAACTGCCTTGCGCGATGTGTCGACTGTATCTTGAATGATTGAATTTTTTACATATTGAACGCCCATCTGTACAAGCGCACCTACTGCCTCGGTTAGGATAGATGAAGCAAGGCCACGCATAGCCTCTTGAGCGTTCATAGTGCCAGTTAAAAGCCCCTCAATAGCTGATGCTGACGCAGAACCAAACGCATCCAGAGCGTCCAGAGTAAATTGGTTGATCTCGCTTTGCTTTCCCCACGTTTGAATAGCTAGCTCTTGCTTTGCAATATTATAATCAGTTTCTATTTGTAATTTTGTTGCTGTTGCTTCTGCTGATGCATTAACACCAGCAGCGGCCATCTCTGTCTCATACTGAGTTACAATTTCAAGCTTTGCTTTATACTCATCCTCAAGAGCTGTTACCGGATCAAGCCCGCGAAACTTTGTAGTTACATCAATTGTTTTATTCCGCGCCTCAAGATTGGCCGCCTGTACGCTCTCCTGAATGGCAACCTCTTTATCTGATTCAGATTCAAGAAATGCAACACGATCTTGCGCGTATTTTTGAGCAACAAGAAACTTTGCTTCCTCGTATTGCTCAGTATTCTTAAACTTAAGCTTGTTTATTTTGTCCAGCTCGTCAAGCTCTTGCGCATCAATCTTAGCCAAGCCAGTAGCAGCCGCTGAACGAAGGCGTAGCAGCTCTTGGTAGCCTTTCTCTTGCTGCATTGCCAGTTTCTTAGAATTATCTTCACTATCAGACCCGCTATTGATGACGCGTTTTGGCTTGGATGCCGCTGGCTCTAGTGCTTTTTTTTCCTGATCTATCAGTTCTTGGTTTACTTTTAGCAGATTTGCTTTTTGTCCAGCTAGCTGTTCTATTTGTGCAGCAGTTTTTCCAGCGTCTGCAGTTGCAGTTATTTCACCCGCGCTTGTTCCTAATACCCCGCCTACCTTCCCTGCTTTATTTTTTACTATTGCATCCTGAGCTTTTTGTTTTGCAATTAATGCATCCATTTGCGTGTTGATTTCTGCAAGTGTCGCAGATCTAGCAGCAGCATTTAATGAACGAAAGGCTCTCTCTACACGGCCAATAGACTCCGCGTATTCGTCTGCCTTCTTCTTGTCTATCGTCTTCTGGAATTCGTACATGGCAACACCGGCCAGCGCGATAATACCAATAGGCCCCCCAAGAAACGCCATTGCTGTTCGTAGACCTGTCAGTGTCGCCGTTAGCGCATTGGTGGCAATACTTGATGTAGTTGCTGCTGCTGCTTGCATACCAAGTGCTGCGGATAAGCCTGTAACAGCAGGAACAGCAAGCAAGCTGGCTGACGCAGATGCCGCCATTGATGTTCCCCATGCCGTCATGGCGACGATTAAGCGAGAGGCCATCACAGCCCCCAATGATAGCGCTGCTAACTCAATCCCCAACAATACCTTTTCAAGAGCGCTTCCAGCCTCTACTTTTCCGGTAAGTGCCGCTGTTAGTGCATCTGCAAACACGCGCAAGGATGGGTTAAGCTTTTCTCCAACCGCAATCTGCATTTGATCGAACGACGCTTTTAATTTATCAACCGAACCTTGGAAATTATCGCTGTTTGTTTTTGCCTGATCGTATGCTGATGAAGTGCCAACAAGTGAAGTCGACAGCTTATCGACGGTATCTTTTTGAGCGATTAGTGTCAGTGCCGCATTTACGCTTTCAAGACCAAACTTTTTTGTTAGTTCAGAAGTGCTTAGATTTTCTTTTGCAAGGTTATTAATTGCACCACTCAACCCGTTTACAGATGGTTTTAACTTCGTATTGGCATCATTTTCTAACTTAAGTAGAACGGACTTAAGCGCAGTTCCTGCTTCTGATCCTACAATTGCGCCTTTCGCCAAACCCTGAATGGCAGCATTTACATCCGAGAATGAAATACCAACAGCATTCGCAGTGGCCCCAGCGTTCTTTAGAGCCTCATTGACTTGTACGATCTCAGCCGTACCTTGCTGAGCGCCAGCAGCCATGATGTTAATGAATTCACCGGCCTTATTGGCTCCTTCTCCAAATTGATTTAAAGCACTTGTCAGAGCTGCTGCCGCTTCTGGTGCTCCGATGGTCGCCGCTTTTGCCAGTGTTAAAACTTGGTCAGTTACTTCTTTTAAAGCTTCTTTATTTTCTAATAGCTCTGGCTTTGTTGAGCCGATAAGCTTCATCGCCTCTACAATTTCAGAAGCAGATTTACCATACTTAAGCCCTAATTCCTTGGCAGCATCTCCAAAGAAAACAAGATCCCTTCCGGTAGCTCCTGTTAATGCGGAAAGATTAGATAGACCTCGTTCAAATACGCGCGCAGCATCACTGGCTGCTTTTAACTGCGATACCAATGCGCCAGCAGCAAAGATTCCGGCAATTGCGGTGGCCAGCACGTTGGCTTGCTTTGTTAGGAAGTCAAATGACCTTCCGGCCCCCTGCACTTCACGATCAATTGACCTACGCCCCTCGATCAACTGCCCAGTATTAAACTGAACATCATATTCAATCCCACCAACATTCTCGCTCATAGACCAGCCTTTTCTCGTTTAGCCATAAGCTCAGCTTTGGCTTTCTTATATTGATCTTCAGTCATATCGACTTTGTTTTTAGCTGGGAATTTCATCTCAATTTGTCGCTGAAATTGCGTCATAGTCAATTGCCAAGCATCAGCAGCGCTAATGCCAAGGTGAACCATTGCAGCGTCTACAAACTCGCTAGCGTCGAATGAATCGCTATATTTACCTTCTGATGACTTACTAGTGGGCTTTTCTCGCCCAGCAATCCCATCAGTCATCAAAGATCGAGCGAGGATGATTAGTTCACCGTCAGGGATACTTCCATCAATACGCTGATCGAATGTTGCGCTGTCTTTGTTGCCGTCTATCCATCCAACAAGCATATCATCATAAATATCATGCTCACAGCAGCTGTGCATAACGCGCATAGCAGCAATTAATCCCATGTGCTTACTATGTAGCCAATGGAAATATTGAACAATCTCTTTAGGATTGCCAATCTTTGCAATATTGGCGAACGATGGATTGAATAGAAATTCATTGCCATCCGCATCCGTCACGCCTATCTGCCCAATCTCTGTCAATGCTCCCATGCTCGCCCCTAGAATATTTTGTATTATAGCACCAAATAAAAAAGCCCCCTATTCAGGGGGCTTGTATCGTTCAACCTAATTCAATCAATCGAACCTTAGCGCCAACAGCACCAGTAAGTGTAACCACACCTTGGCAGTATGCTGAAATAGTTGATAGGGTGATTAATTTACTACCAGTAGTAGCTGGAACTATGATTGTTTTACCAGCAGCAACGTTAATTGCACCGATACCTGCAACGCTCACTGTCGTACCACCATCACCGTCAATAAGCAACGTTAATGCGCCTGCTGTGGTATTTGTTACCAATAAAATCTGAACTTTTGCAGAGTTAAAAGTGATCGTATCTGATGCAGTCAGTGTTGTTTCTGGTGCATCAATAAAATCATTCAAATTGCTTGCTGAAATAGCTGTAATAGCGGCCATGATTATTCCTTATAGTAATTGTACGGTAACTTGACCATTAGACTCTGCGCTCATAGACCATGTGCAAGCGCCATCATATGGCATTTCTTCTGACCATTCGGTAACGATAAATGGGCCAGTACGCACTTTGTTTGCATTAGAAATACGCAACCAAACTTTAGCGGCATTTGCTTTAATAGCTGGAACAGTACAAACATTTGAAGAGAATTCATCTTGATTATATGAATCCTCTGTGTATGTAACGCCATCACCAGAGAATGAAACAGATTTAAACGATACTAAGCTTGTCTTAGTAAAGTCTGGTGATTTATCTGCCGTAGTGTCAATCGTTTCCCATTTGTCAGATAGCGACTTAGACCGCATCATGCCTAGAGACTTCCACACCAAACTATTAACCAGTGCTGTTTCAGGGGCAATTGCGAATTCGATAAGCGTATCGCGCCCTACCATTGCTGTCATATTTACTTCCTTTTTTAGCTGTAAAGCATCTCAATTGACAGTTCAAATACAGGCCGCTTGTCATCTGTCTGGAAGAATACCGGCTCGCTTGACTGCATGTTAAAAGTACGCCCTGAGCTATGAACATTAGAGCGCATAGCTTCTATTATAGCATTGGCTTTACTAAGTAAAGCAAATCTTGATGAGTTTACTTCACCAACCAAAATAATACTGTGATATGGATAGCGAATTACTTCTGCATTACCACCGTTCTGTGGCCTAATGACTAAGTACTTATCATTCGGTTTATCTGCTTCATACATTCCGAATTGAACGCGAAAACCAGTAGATAAGCCGGTTGAATCAAGATAGTTCTTAAGATCTTCTGATGGTGTCATAAATAATCCAAGAGGATCATACAGCAAGATCCTTCTTTACAATTGCGTCAATAAGTGGCTTTGCTTCTTCAAAACCAAGCCTTAAGAATTCTTTCTTAGCATTGGCACGTCTAAACTTTTGCTTTATGTTTGGATCATGCACATATTTTGCATAACTTGCAGTGTATCCATAAATACCTTTTATCATTCCTTTACTGCTTTCTACTTTACGATAAGCAGAATTCAACAAAGTAGACGTATCAACAGGCGTAAATAAACTAGCATGGCTACCACCTAAAATAAGGATCTTCTGCATTGTCCCTATCATTTTTCTTTCTTGATTACTGATAAAACTATCTAGGTTATTTGTTATTTTAGCTGCCATCACGTTACCAGTATGTAGTCATCAGATATATTCTCAAATACATCTTGGTCGCGCAGTACAGCCTTAATCTCTGACGAATCAACAAGCAGCGGATTGTATATTGATGTGAATTCACCAACAGCTATATAGTCACCCTGCCCAGCTAGGCTATATTCAGTCCAAAATTTCATGGTAGACACAAATTCTTGACCGTTAGCCATAGTCATACGTTCATTCTTTACGGCGTAACTCACAGCAATAACCAGCGGCTGAGAGAATGTTTTAACATGCGTCCAATCATCCGTACCAGTACAGCGCCAAATGGTAGCTTTGCCAGTATTTGCCCACGATGCGACTGATGACATATTAAACAGCCTTCAAGAATAGATTGCGTTCAACAGTGCGCCTACGTGTTAGGCCAGATAAAACTTTCCCTCCAGCTTTATCCCACCGTAGGAACTGATTAGCAGCGGCTTGATAGTTTCCAGCATTTAGGTATTTTAGCAGCGTAGAGCCTTTTAACGCGCCTAAACCAAGGTTATATGCAAAGCTGGTAAGCGCTTCTAATTGATTGTTATTTATTGGTACGGTAACGAGCTTTTTTACGCCTGTTTTAAATGCGCCCATATCTTTTTTATAGCGCTCGTCCGCTTCTGCTTGTGTCCAAGTAACGCCTTTTGATACGCCAATCCCAGTGCTACCCCAGCCAATAGTCCATACCCCAGCAGGGCATAGATAGGCGGTAAGTTTACATCCTTCAAATTGCTGGATTAAATCCATTAAGAACAACCCCCATCTACAACCATGAAAAATGCATTTTTTGTTGCTGAATTACCCACAATAGCAGTAGTGCAACCGCTTGTATCTAGTTCACGTAGCTTGACGCGCATTGCATCTACGCCCTTCTTTCCATACTCAAACGACCGACTAGCCCCGTTTGGTGCGCCTTGAGACTTGAGCTTGCGCGGATCAGCAGCACTAGCAATGATTGCAACCGCGTAAAGCTGAATAAATAGCATGTGTGAGGCGGTATATCCTGCACCATCAAGGCATGGCTGAACACTTGCAACGCTATCAATCGCAGCTTGCAGGATAAAATCAGGGATAGAAACCCCGTAGGATGAATCTAAAAACTGTTTTACTTGTTCAAGCGTTACCATGTGGCCCCCATAATTGCAAACATTATAGCATGAAAAAACCCAGCGCTAGGGCTGGGTTTTGTTAAGACATAAACATGATGATTACGGGGCTGGTAATCGTAGGCAACTCCACCACATCAAGCACATATAGCAACGATACAAAGCACCCGATCACTCCTATAGCACATACAGTCATTATTGTTGAATGTTTCATTACCATTTCCCTGTAAAATTAATTGTGTTGCGTGTCGCATAGATCACGCCATTACCAACCGACACACCCAATGCAGCGCCTAAAGCATCAGCAGCTAAATCTTTGTAGCTAAATCCGCTGCCTGCCGTTGCTACTTCGTCGCGAATCTCTTTTGCAAGGCCAACAGCCAACACAGCAGTCATCGGGTATAAGACTGGATGCTCTGAATCTTTAAAAGCTACCGATGCAGCTACGCCCATTAATGCGCTGCCAGCAAAGTGCTGCTTCTTGTCTTCTCCTGTCCATTCATCAGCATGAGCAAGACCGGATAGCAACATTAGGATAATTAAACGATTACGCATTTTGTAACCCCTTCAATTGTTAGAGCGTTGATCATATCTACTACCCGCAATGTTTCATTTTGATAAGTTCCCATGAGTTCTCCTGTTTTTATGCTGTATATGTAAAGTGTTTTCATCTTACTTGCTCCGTTTCGTTATTGATGTAGTCATCTTAGTATCACGCATAAATTTATGCAAGATTTATTTCTAGTGCTTGCACTCTATAAATTCATAACGTATAGTTTGATACATCAACAACCACTTTGGAGTCATGCCTGTATGATTAACCCCTTCATGTTACTAGCAGCAAAAACAAAGCTAACGCCAGAAGAAGTTACAGATATTGCTCTACCCAACTTAATCTGGCTTGATCTTCTAAAAGAAAACAAGGCGGATGATGCTATATGTGGACAGATAACACGTAATCTTGTTATAACGCAGATCATTGCAGCAGATAAGCAAAGCCGCGCTTTATATGATATGTCATGTATTGGTATTAAAGCTTTTATGTCAGCAATGATTCGTAAAGATGAACGCAACATGCCATTTATGGAGTTATCAACACCAGAACTAAAGGCAGTGAAGAAAGTATTATTAAGTTATGGCCGTATCTTGCCGCAACTAGACTTAGGAAGTATCAACGGGGCCACTTATCGGTGGCTTGAAATTAAGCATGTTTTTGGAGGAAGGGATGATGAATAAATCAAACAAGCCTAGCTGGGATGATGCGCCGGCAGGGGCTAGGATTCTTGTTCAATCTGAGACTGGTAATTTTAACTTTGGAAGTTTTAATAATGCTTACGTTGTAGACGATGAAGGGTGGACTGGGACTGGTAAAGGGCAGTGGTTTACCACAATTCATGGATTCTCAAACCCAGACTGGCGCAACACACTAGAGTACCGGCCAACTGTAAAGGAATCCTTGACAGTTGACACAAAAATCAACCACGTAACAACAACTAATTTAAGTGAGGAGTTGGATAGTATGAGTATTAACAAATACAACAAGCAATGCAAAGGCATCACAATCGACGTATACGACGTTTTAAAAGCTTTTGATGTAACTTGTCCAGCAATGCAGCACTCTATCAAGAAATGCCTTATGGCTGGTAAGCGTGGTGCTAAGGATGCGGCGCAAGATATGAATGAAGCCATCCAGTCTATTGAGCGAAGTAAGGAATTGTTAGATCAATAAAACAAAACCCACCTAAGCAGTGGGGTTTTTTATTAACTAGCCGTATAACAAGTCGCCCACAGCTCTTGGGAAATACGCACAGCATTAGCCGCACGTTCTGTGCCTTGCGTATGCATGGCTCTGTTATATTGGCGCTGGAATACAACAAACTTTTCTTCACTTGTCACAAATACAGCAGCAATACCAAATGATGCTACATCGTCATTGACAAGATTCATCAGCGCATCACGCAGTTTAAAGTCCATAGGATTCTCCATATAAAAACGTATGATAGCACAATAATTACTTGGCAATTTTTAGGTTATCGATCAACCCGCTAAGAGTACCGCAGCGGTACTTTGCCATCTGATAAATATCGTGATAATCCATCTCCGCCTTTATGCCGTCTTGGATAGCTATCTTAATCATCATTTCAACCGTTGCCATGATTGAAAGCTGTCTAGCGTCCATGCTGTCGCGCTCACCAGCTTTTACACCGCAGATATTGTTTGCCAACTTGCTGTATGCAATGTAAAGCTTGCTTGCGTTCTGACTGCCCGCTGCCTCTGCATAATCCTTTAGCTCTTTGATTGCATCTGTTTCTTCTAGCCTTACTTTCTTTCCGCTTAGGCGTGCTAAGTCGCGTGTGGCTAGTTGTTTGCGTGCGCTAGAGAATGACTTTACCAGCGCCAGCTTGCATGCAACCACGCGGGCATTGTTTCGCATAAGGGTAAGCAGGAAAAAACACTGATCTTCATTTAGCAAAGCATAACGGATTGTTGCATAACCGCCTTGAGGTCGCTCCAAACCACCTTCCGTTTGAAACGGAAGGTGTCCTAGCTGCCTTAATTCATCTGAATACTTATCGATACTTTCAAGAATTGTTCTGTGGCGGTGATCTAGGAAAGGCGCAAGCAGGCGGGAGTCAGTGCGAAGTTCTTTATGAATCTGAGAGATGATAATTTCATTCATGATTAATACTCGTTGCAGCCACAATTTGGCATTTAGCATTATACAATAAAAAACCCCGCATCACGCGGGGTTAGTGGCCTGCCTATTATTTATGCCACTTATTGTGTGGCTAAAGATTAGATCACCGCCTTATGAGTTGCTGTGACTTAAAGATATACCTAAATATTTACTTGCACAAGTTTTATTGTTGTTGTATAGTTTTGTACATACACACTCTTATGAGCATCAATCATGCACCCAAAAATGATTTTTAAACCTTGCGCAAAGTGCAACGGAGAAATGAAAATAAGTTACTTTAAAAATAACGTGCGCTGCACAAAATGTGTGAGTTGCAGCGACTCTGTGAGGACAAATGTTTTGACTGGGGAAGTAATTGGCGGACAGCGTAGAAAAATGCCTACTTGCCCTATATGCGGTGCTAAGGGCGTTTCTCATCGTGACTTAGGAAAAAAAAGATATATGCATTGTAAAGGAGAAGTATCCCATGATTTTGTAGTATGGAAAGAAACACTAGAGATAGTTACAAATCATAAGCCACGAACAAAGAATGGAGAAGCGCAACCAAGAATAAGACCATCACGTGCTAAGCACCCGCCGCGCATTCCTAAACCAAGCAAACCTACAAATACCAATGCAAGCAAAACGAAGCGCGAAGAATCAGTAAAAATATTTACTGAGATGAAAACTTGTTCAAAATGCAATGAGTCAAAGCCTGTTATTCATTTTAGGCATTACAAAACAGGTCTATACCCACAATGCAAGCACTGCGAGAATTTAAAGGCTAGTCAGAAGACCGCTGTAATTGATAACGCCAGACTAAGGATAGAAGCGCGACGTGATTTGATGGGCGATGTTGATCCGTTGTTTGTATGAAAAAAACCCCCTAGAGATAGGGGGTTTTTTCATTACAGGCCAGTACCTTCTGCAAATGCAATGCCGTTACGTGTACACATCCAGCGCTTATCTACTGACTTAACAAAATCAAAAGTCCCCGTCTCAGTCAAGCGAATGCTATCAACACCAAGCATCACATCTACTCGCTGACCAGAAGCAAACGCGCTGTTACCGTCAATGATCTTGAACGACTTCATAGCTGGCGTTACTTCTACCGTTACCGGTGGAGCGCTATCGGGTACGGTATGGATCAATACGCTTGTAATGCCGCTATTCTTCATATCCCAGCTAGTAGCAACATCAATAGCCATGTAACGAGCGGTTACACCAGCAGCTCCTAAGCTAGGGCGTAAATCGAACAACTCGCCCAGACCACTGAAACTGGTCTGATTAGAGCCAGCGGCAAACTGGTTAGGCCATTCCTTAGACAAGTTTGCAAGGTTGCCAGTGCCAGAGTTATAGATCGGGCTAAATGGAACATTTGAGAAGCGGAACGTCACGGCACGCGGCCCGCTTGATACGTTCGGGTATCCTGTTCCAATGTTCCCTTGATACTCTAAGCCAAGAATCTTAACTGCCTCAGCCAGATCAACAATGATGCGGAACGGTTTCACATCCGCGCTATTGCCGCTCCAGCCGTTTCCGTAAATTGGTGCAGTTCCAGTTAGAGGGGGGTTGCGGAATACGTTCAGAGGATTGCCGCCGTTATCACCGTTGCCGCTTGCTGCAATCGTAGTCTTGTACTTGTACAGTGAACCGATAGGCGTAGTCGCTTGAAGAGGGCCAGCCTGCGCTTTAACGACGTAGGCCGTGTTATCGCGATCTGCCTTAAAGCTTCCCGCTTTAAACTGAGCCAGAAGCGGGTTGGCGGTTCCACCAACAGCCTCGACTGCAACCAAGCGATTGGCTAGCGCCTCTAAATCAGCAGCTTTAGCTAGAAATTCAACATTCTTTAGCGCCTTAGGGCTATCCGGTGCGGCCATACAATCTGCACCAAAGTATTTCTCTTGCAGCCATTCTTTGTAGCTTTCGCCATTGCTAATAGCGGCATCTTGCTTTTGCCAAAGATTACTAGCGATCTTGCCTTGTTCTGAATCAACAAAGTCATCTACGCTGGTGCTTTCAATATCTGCGCCCATTGATGTGGCATAGCGGGTGAACTGGTCAGGCGTTGAGCAGAACTGATTTAAATAAGCAACAAAATCAGGATCAGGCACGACAGAAACAAAAGAAACCACACCGCTAACAGGATCTTTCACCATGTTCTTTTGGGTGCGCTCGATATCCCACTGCAAGTGTGAGCGATAACCAAGTGCCGATAGGCGGGTTTCTACGTTGGCAAAATCATAACCGTTGATTTTTGTTTCTGTTGGCGTCGCTGGGTTTCTTGAAATACTAGGCGCAGACACCATGCTGTCGAACATGATTGCATTCTTTTCTGTGACAAGTGCAAAGCCATCCTCACGAGTAAAGAACACCAACGAAACGGGCGTACTTGTTTGCATCAGCACTTTGAGGGCTGCACGGGTCGCACAAGTACGAATTAAAGTAATAGCGGCCATGTTATAGCTCCCCACTCAAGTTGAACGACGTTTTGTGTGTAGTTGAGTGAATCAACATACGGTTAGGTTTCTGGAGTTTGCTATCTAAGCGAATAACAGTGCCGTCTACCTCATAACGACGGTAGTGAATGCGACCATTCATAGTTACTTGCAGGACGATTTGAGCATGCCATGCCATCATATCTCGCGGATCTTTCCATTCGCCCTGTAAGTATAAGAAACCACAGATGCCGCCGTGATCAACACCATTAGCTTTTAAATCGCACTTACGACCAGTGCTTAGTGTTGTATTTTGTCGTGGATCTTCCCAACGAGAAGTCATGTAAGCGCGAATCTTAAATTCCGCCGGCTTGCCAGTTGTACTATCGAGGTGCTGACCGTTAGAAATAAGGTAGAAGCTGTCTAGCTGAGGGTCGATAATCATTGACAGCATATCGTCAAGCGGTACGGCATTAACCAAACTTCCCGTACCGGTATTGCCCGATACATTGCCCGGCAATACAACGCCGGTAAACGAGGTGCTTGACGAAACAGCATTTTCAAGGTTATTTAAGCGCTGATTTGCTTTGTCTGCACCTTCCCAATTCTTATCGGTAAACGCAGCAGAAGCGGGAACCTTAGTTTGCACCCATTCCTTTGGGGCTAGCTTGTCCAGCTCGCCAGCAAGACCAGTAACTTGCTCCATTTGCAAGCTACCATTCTTATCCTGCTTCAACAGCAAGGCAGTGGCCACTTCATCCTTCTTAAAGTAACGATCATCATGATTGTGAGCAGCAGAAAGCTTATAGGCGTAAACCCATGCGCCAGCTTTGAAGCTGTAAACATCGCGCTCATTATCAGCACCGACTAAAACGCCTTGCTCACCTTCTACCATGCCGGTCTGAGCTGTTTGTGCCGCAGCATTAACCCATTCATATTTAATGCCCAAACTGGCATTAGCAGCTACTGCGGCCAGTTCTGACTTAGTTGCCATCAATGCAATGGCGGCATCCAAGCCATCGACAAGCGCCATAGGCAGCTTAGAAATTGGTGTGATTTTGTCGTGCTTACTGGCTAGCGCAGTAGTTGCAGCGGTAGATAGTGGCTTATCCGCGTCTGCTGTGTCATTTGTCTGGCTAACATCCAATAGGGTGCGCAATTGACCTTTGGTGATAGAGCAAAGCCCACGAGATCCCCATTGGCCTTTGCGCCTGTTAGCTTCAATTCAGCGCCATCACTTACCAACGCGGATGGGACAAGCGGCGTAAACGTTTCTGATGCTGAACCCGCTTGGATTTTTAGCTGGGTATCAAAAGGAGTTACGGTTAAATCAAACGGCTCTTGCGCGTCACTTGCATCTAACTTTAAAACTCTTGTAATTAACATATTACCTCACATTGAAATACCGCGCTTTGAATGGGCGCGGATGACCATTTTACTCTAAATAATAACGGTTATTTACCGGAAAACTTAATTCAATAAAATCAAACCTAGCCAAAGATTTTGCTACCGTACCAGTGTTGAATGTTTTTATCCCTAGCAATGCGCCATTAAACAACGCTACATTAACGGTATGAGTATAAAGCAACGCTCCATTTTCTGAATATAAAGAAAATACGGCGCTTGAGTCAGAGTTATATTTTACTCTAGCAATATACCAAGTATTTGCTGCTACTGTATACGTTCCGCCGCTATCTGTCGCAGTTCCGCCAACCACGTTTTTTACTTGAGCAGAGCTACCAGATATTTCAATAGCTGATCTATCCGTTCCAGTGTTTGAATATGTTCCGATCTGAATAACTGAGTTAGCATCAATAGCGGATGGAGTTTTAAAGTGAACGGTTATAATTGGCTTAGCACTATGTGGGCATCCTGTTTGCAGAATACCGCAATGTGCTCCGCTGTTTGCAGTAGTTGATGAATTAACATCCCATACGCAAACCCTATTTTCGCTTTCATAGCCGATTAGGGTAAACGTCCCTGAATTAAACACACCTCCAGCAAAAGGCGTTATGGGCGTTATACTCATAAAGTCATAAGTGTATCTAACCGTCTTATTCGGATTATACAGATTAGGAATCTGCGATGGTTCTAGTGGAGTGGAAGGGCTTAGACCTCCACCACCTCCATCTGATGGATATGGCATTTTGTTTCCTTTAAATAAACCCGCACTGGGCGGGTTGGGTTTGAAACTGATTTATCGAGAATCACGAACATATTTAGAAATTTTATCAACGGTATCAACGATCAACAATCCTTGATCTGAAAACCATTTCATTTCATCAAGCATCCAACAATATGATTTGATGTTGCTGGGATTAATTTGATGAAAGATATCTTGCCCGATGTACCCATACTGGACAATCCTACTTATATACTCTCGAGCTGCTGTTTCAGTGTCCCAAGGCTCTGACAGTGCTTTTGAGCGCATCATACCCAGCACTTTCCAAATCAAGCCTGAATATAGTGCTGTTTCTGGAGCAATCGCATACTCGACAAGCGTATCCCTGCCTGCCATCGCTGACATTATTGCTTACTCCACAGCGTTACGCGAGCATAAGCTGCGCCCGTAATACCTGCAAAAATGGCGCGAAGCTTATAAACTGACCCGCTGATAGTAGGTGGTGTGTATGTTGCTAAGCCATTTGCAATGACAGTATTAGCCGTGATTACAGGATTGGTTACAGCTAGGTAATGTGATCCAGTAGGGGAAGCGGCAATAGTCACCGTGCCAGCAGTTGGCGTTACTGGTGTAGTTGCAGCAGCATCACTGAAGAACTCAACATAAACTTGATGCGAGCTGTAATTCCCATTTACTGGCGGCGTGTAAAACGCACCATCAGCGGTCGGCAAAATAGATTCACCAGTTGTCTTTGTTACATACGTGGTAATCGGCATAATCTTTCCCTATAAAAAAACCCGCCCAAATATGGACGGGCTTGTACTTATTTTACGCGAATTAAGCGCGGCGTTTAGGTGTTTCTTCTGGTTCTGGCTCAGGTGTGGCAACTTCTAGCGACAGATTTGATACTTCAACTTCATCAGATTCAGAAATTAAAACTACATGCGATACCAGTGCAGGATGAAGCGATGCCAAAGAAATGATCTTACCTTCTTCTAGGCCAGCGTCATAGCACCATGATTTTACGATTTTGTACAAAGCCATATTTAATCTCCAAAAGATAGGGCCTTTCGACCCTATCTGTTATTAGCCCAAGTTACCAGCGTAGAACACGCCACCACGACCATTCACATCTGCCTTAATCTGCAAGCCAACCGCAGCGTATAAGGCGAAATTAAAGTTATCGTAAGGCATAACACGCGGAACTGGAACGGTTGACATTGGAGCGCCAACCAGCGGCGTGATGTATTCCTTGCTGCGAACGTAGCACAAGAACTCATTGCCAGTCAGTTTAAATGTTTGGCGAATATCACCGATTCGACCGTTTGTGAAGTTCATCACGTAGTCTTTCAGTGTACCTTCTTTGAATGCACCAGACGCGCTATAGGCCAAATTCAAGCGGCGCATAATATCAGGAGAAACCCACAATACATCTACTTTCTGGCAGTAATTATCATCAAGCTGTTTGATAAAATCACGCGTCCAGAATTGGAAGATGTTGTCATTGGTTGTTGCGCTTGCAGACAAGTCAATATTAAAACCAGATGCGCCCAAGTTAATTTTCTTGGTGTTGCGATGGTTCTTAATACCTTGACCAACAGCGCCATCCACTTTGATAGTAGTATCGCCAGTCAGGAAGTAATCCGCGATATTGCTGATCATCCACTTAGATTTAAGACGAAGCGAAGAAGCTGCCAAATCAATACCTACACGCAAACCACCACGCGCTTTGCGGAATGAAACGCCATAACCAGCCGTAAAGGTAGGAATAGGATCAGAATCGTAACCGATTTCGTTATGATCTTTACCAACTCGCGTTTGGAAATCCATAGAGCGAATTACTTCTTTGCTAAGATCAGTTTCAACACCATAGGCATTAGAGGTTACACCGATATCCAGCGCGGTAGAGATACCCATCAAATCGCCAACCAAATCACGCCCTTGATCGTTGTCCATTACTTCGCGGATAGTACGATCAGTAGAACGCCAGAAGTCAAGAGCAGGTTTGCCATCGTTTGTTGCTAGACCAGCAAATTGATTTGCCGCTGTTAGTAAATTCTGCTCTTCTTCTCCGCCATCTTTGAAGGCGTTGCCGAACATATTTACAATGCGGTTTTCATTGATAGCATGTACTTGTACTTTAGCCTTCCAAGCCTTGCGCTGATTGGCATGATTAGCGTCAAACTCAGCAGATTCAGGATTGTATTTTTTTTCGTCAAAAATAATCATTTATGTTTTCCTTTTAAGCTGCGCGAACGCGGACTAATTCACCACCAGCGGCTACGGTTAAGGGTTCGCATGAGTAAGCAACAACTTCATCAGTACCCAAAACAGCTAGCTTTAACAGACCAGCGCCATCTGACGTCAACGGGCTGTCGAGTTTAAGAACAGTGGCAGCTACGACCAAAGCAGCACATTCACGGTTTGTAACAAACATTTCACCTACACCTGTATCACCTGATGTAATGGTGTCATCTGCTTTTTTACCTTGCAGGTAATCAACATTCATCAGATAAACGAAGTCTTGCTTTTTACCGGCGGTAGCATGAACAACAAACGCGCCTGATGCGTTTAGCTTAACAAGATTACCAGCTTTTAACGCAGCGCCAGTTAAGGCCGTGCGTGTAACTGATTCACCGTCAAGATTAATACGATTATAACGAGCCATATTTATATTCCCTTATTACAGCGCGTCAAACGCGGTATTTTTGTGTTGTGGTGCGCCAGTGTTGGCAACCAATGGTGCAGCCTTAGCAGATAATTCTTTCAAACGATCAGCACCCAATGCTTTTAATTCTTCAACAGTCAATGCAGAATTAACTGCCAATGGTGTCGCAAGCGCGGTCAATTCAGCATCTTTAGCTGCATTAGCTACTTGCTCAAATTCAGCAATCTTGCTATTGGCAGCGGTTAGTTTATCTGACACTGGCTTAGTAACCAGCGCGTTATAGGAAGACAGCAAGGCAGCTTCATCTTTGCCCTCTGTTGCGATGCCTGCCGCATTAATGGCGGCGATAATGCTTTCTTTCATGTGGTCTACCTTTTTCGTGTTTATGGTTTTATATTCTACTTCGCGTTTAACTTCTATCACGCTTCCAAGCAATTGTACAACATTCTCGCTGTCAATTACATAATCTTGACGATAAAGTTTTTCGCCATCTCGATAAATAAAATATTTATCATAAACTTCTTGCACCCATTTATTGCCATCGTATCCGCCGATCGCTTGCTGTAATGCAGAGGTGATTTGATCAAAACTAACGTCTGATGAATTGCCAAACAAAGACGCAATCCATTTTAGGATACCGCGTGGCTGTGTTTCATTTGCCACTAAGTAGGCCGTATCGACAGGCTCTGATTCACCAGCAGCATTTAGATACATACCCACCCCTTCGGATGGTGTACCAGCACCCTCTTGGTGTAGCAGAATTGCAACATGATCATATGACATATTGCTGGCTACCGACTTATACGCCTTTCCTTTGCTATTCCCTTCCATCTGCGTCTTAGTCAGCATTACACCGGTGCTGATATGGATAGGTGCGATAGTCTCACCATTCATCGCAGCTTCAGCACGCTTTACCAGCTCAATGCCATCCTTGTGAGCGTTTGCTTGATCTATATTGATGACAACATCAATCAATGATCGACCATCGCTGTGACGGGCGTTTGTGGCGATTGCACCGGCATAATCATTCAGCAATGCCTCACCAGATGATGCAGAAATATAATTACCATTTGCATCTTGTGGATGACCCATCGGCATAGGCACGCTGTTTAGACTAGCCGTTGCCGCCTTTACATCCTGAGCTGGGTACAAGATGCCATTCATCACAATATCATCAACAATCGGCACTACGTCACGCAAGGTAATACGATTACCTGATCGGGTAATCTTTTTGCTGTTTACTTGACTGACAATATTAATTCTTGGCATGGTATGCACCTGTATAAATACATTTTGACGCGTTTCGTGAAGCATTGGCGCGGTTAGGTGGCCTTGTACGCAACGGGAAACAACTAAGTGACGCTCTCTACAGGGCTCCATACGTTACCCGCATGCGAGATAATAGGCACGTGTTAGTGCATCAATAATAATTATACCACAGAATGAAAAAAGCGCCATGCTGTTACACATGACGCTTGATATAAAATATTTTGGTGCTATTTCTTCACCGCCCAAACCAAACAAACAACCCATCCTATAAACGTCCAGCCTAGCAAAATATTCAGCACACTAATGGCTTGAGTGTTTTTGTTATCGCAACGAGCTGCTGCAATTGTTGGAAACATGTACATAAAAAATACGAATAGTGCGATTACTAAGCTCATTTTATCCTGCCCTATGAAGAAACTTAATAACACCACGCCATACTCGGCACACGAAACCATCTTTGATGTAGTAATGCGGCTTGTTGTTTGTGTTTGCTAGTTTGGATTTCATCTAACGCTCCGATATTCACTCACCATCTCATCAGCACTTTTCAATATTTCATCCGTCTTTTCATTCCAAGGCGTTTTAAGTGCTTCGCTTAGCTCTTCTAACTTTGCCAGCAACTCAGCAACATTATCGCCTTGTTGTTGCCATGCTCTTGTGAAACCTCTTTCCATATCAACCGACACTATAGAACCTACCCGTGCCGTTAGTGTTTTGTGTGCTGCTTCTCTAGTGATCATTTTCCACTTTCCCAAATAGATCTAACAAATTTACCATCTTTATCTATCAAACTAACAGAAGTGCAGTTACCTTTACCATCGGTCGTGATTGATGTAAATAAATCTCCCGCAGTCATTAGAGCCGCTTTTATTGCCGTCATTGATTCGGGAGTTGTAAAGTATTTCTTATAATCAGATACCTTTATAGAATCTCTCATGACCGCTTCCTGTTTGTCGATAACTGCATCTTAAACCACTGCATAAAATCATGCAACATTTATTTTGAACTAATCACAATCTATTCCTAAGCGATCAGACCGTGTAGATGACGCTATGTGTTATCCGTCACCACAACAATGTAGCGTAGGTGTGTTTCTATCTAAGGCATGGGCATTGTGAGTGCATACATGGGGATTATTATCGTAATGCCGCCAACGTATGCCGCCGTGCTGCCTATATGCCGCCTTGCCCAGTGTGGCTCAATCCTTACTAGCGCTAAAAACATGATTTTATTTTTGTAATGCTTTAGCGCGAGAGACATGTTTTTATATCTACATCGTTAAGCGTTACAAGCTCTTTTTTCAGAGCATTTCACGACACAACTCTTAGCGGGAAATATCATTTTTGTTTACGCTACATGAAAGAACGATTACAAATAAGCATGTTATTTTGTAATGATTACATTATACGTAAACAAAAAACATTTATGTTTGAAAGATAAGTCTGATTTATGGTGATAATTACATCACATTTAAGTTTCACCTACCTATGTTTGTAACACACAGGTGGTGTGGGGGGTCGCTTTTTCGTGAAAGGTTTTGTAATTATCGCCATATTAGCACTGCAAGTGTAAGCATATAAGCATATATATGCTTACATAATGTTATCTAATCGCCATACTCATCTTGCCATTGTTTGCGTTCGTCAGCCATTTTGTCGGTTAGATTCTTAGTCAATAATGGCTTCCCATTGTCGTCTAGTAATACAGTGGTTACTGAACAGTGGCAGTTAAACTTGTTACCTCGCTCTGCATAAAAAGCCTTTACCTCTGCTTCCGTGTACACCCCACCGGAACGCGATGCGTGCCAGTGCCTTGTGGTAGCCAAGAATGCAGAAGTCCATAACAGCGCGGTCTTTATGCCAAACTCCTTTTGTACACGCGCGTCTTCATTCATCGTCGTCTGGCGTAGCGTGTCGGTGATGTCAGTCTGACTATATTGTCTGGCCTTTGACCTACTCACCCCTAACCGATCGCTAATCTCAGTAACCACCGACTTAGGATTCTTCCCATCAGCCACCGCCTGCGTAATAACCTGCATCAGATCGGCTTTAGTTTGAGCTGCAAGTCCCGTCCAGTGCTCATAACTCTTGAATTGCGCCGTTGCTATGGCATTCTGGTACGGTTGACTATGAATAATGCTAGAAAGCGTCTCAGCAGCCGCGTAGGTGGAACTAACGGTGGATATGTTTGTGTATGCAGTTGCAGCCCCTGTTGCTACAGCCTGTTCGCTGAAAGTGGCATAGAAAAAGTCATCTGGAGATTTTCCATCTATCAGCCACTTATCAAGAATGCGCTGTATTGTCTCAGATAGCGCCATGCGATCAATCGCAGATAGGCCATAGGCTACCTCGGCCTCGTTTATGGCAGTGCCCGAGTTGAGGGCATACACCGGCACGGCATTAAACGCCGCTATGATCTCTGTCTCCGCGCCTTTATAACGTGCGTCAATCTCTTTAAGCGCCTTATTAAGAATACGGTTAGCGCCTACAGGATCTGTCTTGCTACGGGGAATGATTGGGTTTTTCATGTTCACCTCAAAAATATATGCATAGTATACGTCAAAAGCGCTTGCATAAAATCATGCAGTAGATAATAATGACTGCATACACAAACAAGGAGCGAGTAATGACAAGCATCCCACCATTACCACACGGCTGCAATAGCTGGGTAATCATCTCAAAAAAAACGGGGAAAGCAATTTGTGAGCTTTACAATATTGATAACGTCATGAAAGTTGACGCAACAAAGAATATTATTATGGATGCTAAAACCTATCTATCAGGATTGAATAAATGAAAAAATACGATCACACATGGCTTATCGCAGAATTGGAGCGGATGGGTCGGCCAGAGCGTGAAGCATCATTCACCCACGGCACATGCGAATGGAAAGACCCCTCGTTATGCGGCCTGTTGTTGTTGGAGAATAAAAAAAAGCCCCAAGTCATCGGGGCTTTTTCTATTACATCACCGTCTTGTCTTGCGTATCCGTAGGCACATCAATCACCGGCCTTTCAATCACCATCGGATCATAATCAGCAGCTAAACGCATCTCCTCTTGCGTATATACTGGCTCTGCACCTGATTCAAATGTTATTTTGTTTGTATCGGCCATGATCTTAGTCTTTTCAAGCCTATCTTTATCGCTTGGCTCAAGCAGGTCTGACCATTCAATCTTGAAATTACCCTTTGGCAATAGGTTTGCTAGCTGCATGCGCGTAATGTACTCAGTCAGCATTGGCTCTACTTCATTCAATCGACGTGATCCGCACCGATTAGCCATATCTACTTTGTCTTGATCAGAAGCAAGACGGCCAGTCTGTTGACCAAATAACACGGTAAATGGCACTTGAATCGACGCTGCAAACTCATTAGCAGGCACAGCCCACGGGCCAGTAGGATCTGCAATTGTAGTTTGTAGCGTTGTTGCCTTTGCGCCTTGCAAGACCATCGCCGCGTCTTGATTGGTGTTTAATGCCCGTACCTGATCATTAAGCGCATCTTTTAGCGACACCTCTTTACCATCTACGCTTTTTACAACAGGGTCAGCATCGTCGTTAAACTCAATAGAAACCGTCCGAGCGCTATTCTTTAAGAAAGACTCACCAGAACCACCAGAAACTTTACACATATCAATGATGTGGTTAAAACCAGCCTTTAACAGTGGCTTAGTCCGCATCTCTTGTACGCGTGTCCAGTGGATCTGTACTTGAGTTACTGGCTGCTTATCTTGAGCGAATGGCCTATTTTCTGTATAGCTCCACATGGTAGGCTCGCCGTATCGCTCTGACGATTGATCCATATCCCATGCGCTGGCTACTAATTCATTTTGCCAGCACGGGATAAGCTTTACTAATCGCTGAGCTGTTTCAAGTGGTTGATCCCATTTTTTGTTATCTGCAACCTGATAAATGATTGCTGAGTAATAACCAACAAGACCACGCCGGTCTAGTTCGACCAATCGATTCCAGATGTTTGTTTTTTTGTCTTCAAAGAATAGATCAACCTGCTTTTCCCAAGGTGTTTCGTCGTCTTTGCCGTCATCCATCTTAATGCGGGGGACTTTCTCCCAGCACTTACCCAAAATACGCTCTACCGCACCATGCCCAGCACCAGTCCGCTCATATGCCGTCTTGAACTCATCGAAGCTAATCTCTGTCGGGTAGCCATAGGTGCACCAAGCATCTGGTCGCTTGTTGTCTAGAGAAAACCCTGCATCGTTGCCAAACGCTTGGCGCGCCCTAGACACAGCGTTATTCACAGCCATTAAAATATTCATTATGTCAACCTTGTAAAGTTTTTATCATTATAACAACTAAATGCAAAGATAGTGCTTGCATAAAATTGTGCGTACACTTATAATCATTACATCGAATCAAACAACGCAACGGAATAAATATCATGAGCAACAAATTCCAACCACGTTACCAAGTATTCTTTGATGCATTTGGTAAACAAAAAAATTGGGTTTACCTTGATTTTATCAAAAAAATGAAACTTTCTTATATGAAGTCTATTTACCCAAATATCAGCAATGTTGATGCGCTTTATAAAACACTAGAAAGCCAAGAAGGTTTTGATGTTTTTATCAAAGAAAACCTATATTTACACATTTTACCGGAAGGAGTTGATCATGAAGCAACAAACACAACCAACCGACACAGAGATGCTCAATTGGATGATTGAAAATGCAACGTGGGCAGCTGATATTTTTTACGTAACACACATAGAAGGAATGTCGGATGATGAATACCCAACCGCCCGCCAAGCAATCGCCGCCGAAATGGCAAAGGAAGCAAAATGAAACTCTCACAAATCCTAATTGAAGCAGGCGTGACACCTAGCGACTTTGCAAACTATAAATTTGTTTCACAAGATAATGTCGGCAGATTAAATTTATCGACCACAAAGCCATGCGAAATATTTAATGGCTACTGGATGCATGCAGACAAAGACGCGGATTGTGTCGGATTCTTACCTCGCGCCGAAGACTGGCAAACCCCACTCTCCCGAGCACAATTCATTGCTGATTATGAGGAGCATTGTGCCAAAATAACTTAAATACTTCCTCCTAACGCTATCTGCTGGCGTTGTTTATTCTTTAATTTGGTGGGTTATGGCATGAAACTAAATACTATTCTATTTTTAACGCTTTGTTTTATGCTTGGCAATATACTTGGTGGGATTTATTTGGATAAATATTATCCAAAGCCTGTAGATAAATCTAAATACATCGATAAATCACAATGCATTGGCCTACCAAGTAGTGATGTTAATGATTATTGGGCGTGCCGGAAGGAGGTTAATAAATGATTTACTTGATAAAAGCATTTAACTGGTTACGCTTCGGCACTTTGCAGCCTATTATTACAAAGGTAGAGCATGGTTTCGCTGCTGAAATAGAATTCTTTGGTAGAAATGATAAATTAGTTGGCGTCTATTCTTATGGGTATTACTACCAAACACTCCCATATAAAGGACAGTCATGCCCTATGACTGAGACAATTAAGAAGGAGATGATTGTATGATTTCTTTAATCCCCGACTGGCGCACATCCCACAAAAAAGCCACAGTTATATTCTGCGCATTCATGGCAGTACTTGCACAATACTATACTGATGTGCTATTATTTGCTTATGAGCAATTGCCGATCATTGTTCAATACATGCCAGCAGAGGCTGGATTTGGCAAGTGGATGCCGTGGATAGTGATAGGACTGCGGATTGTTAGTTTTAAATCAAATAAGGAAGAAACAAAATGACCAACCATATTCCCCTACAACCATTATCCGAATCATTGTTTGATCAGCAGAATGAAGTAATGGCTGCTATGCATGACTATGAATAGCCTTCTAACATCATCAATCCTAGCAAGCCTCATTACGGGGCTTGTTTTTGGCGCATGTAAGGATATTGATTAATGAAAAAGTTAGTGCATGGTATTGGCATTAATGATGCAGATTATGTGGTTAGACCCACCATTAACGGCAAGCAAGTAATGTGTAGAATTTACATGACTTGGAATAACATGATTACTAGATGTTATAACGAAAAACGTAAATCCAGATTCCCAAGTTACATTGGCTGCACCGTTTGTGATGAATGGTTGGTATTTTCAAACTTTAAGAAGTGGATGGAGAATCAAGACTGGAAAGGTAAGCATTTGGATAAGGATATTATCTACCCAATGAACAAGCAGTACGGCCCAAATAATTGTGTTTTTATTTCTAGTGGATTGAACATGCTATTAATAGACCATGCTGCCAAGAGAGGGATATTCCCAATAGGTGTCTGTTGGAGTGATGCAAGGAAAAAATTCATGTCATACGTAACAGTGAATAGCAAGCCAAAGCATTTAGGTTTGTTCGAAAATAAAGAATTTGCCCATCAAGCATGGCAAAAAGCCAAAAAAGAATTGATCTACATTGCTGCACAGGAACAAGAAAACGAACGAGTAAAGAATGCTTTACTTTCAAGATGTACACAACTGCAATATGATATTGATAACGAGTTGGAGACAGTAAAATTATGAATTCAATTCTAATGCAATCCATTGTTGCAAGCTTCATTGTTGGTGCTTTTGGCGGGCTATATACTGGTTATCAGTACTCGCAAGGGAAGCAGGCCATTAAAAACACCGCCATAATGACAGAGCAGGCTTCTGCTGTGGATAATGCTCGCATAGAAGAGCAGGAAATTGTAAAGGCTGACGTAGCCACATCTAAAACATACCAAGAGGGATTGAACGATGGTAAAAAAGATCTTAATGCTGTTATTGCTAAGCTTCGCTATGATAGGGTGCGCAACAGTTCCACCGGTAGTGCAAGTATGCCCACAAATACCACCACCGCCAGCGGACGTGATGCAGAAGAGAGAGCCTACATTTTTGAAGAGATGGCAAGACTTGCAGGAGAAGCTGACGACGTTACAAAACAATTAACGGCAGCTCAGGATTTGTTAGATGGCAGGGCTGCGGCAATCAACCAAACCACACCTTAAACGTGTGGTTTTTTTAATGTTGTGCTTGCATGATTTTATGCGTTGATATAGAATGCAGTTATCGGATTAAACAACGCAACAAGGGGCAGTAAAAATGGTTAATTACTATGTGTATGACTCATCAAAATTCTCAACACTTCTTGACGCAATTGATTCAAAGCAGGCTTTTAATGCAAATGCATTTATCAATATAAAAAATGATGTTGAGATTGGTAAGCTGGTTGATTTTCTATCTGATTGCTTCGGATTTGAGGTTAGAATAACCAGAGAAATTTTATAAAAAAAAACCCCACACTTGTGGGGTTTTTTTTATTAAACAAACAACTTACCACGTTTAGGCCGCTTGATTAATGGGCCTAGGGCGTAGCGAATCGCATCTATGCAGTTGTGAACAAGAATTCCAGATGCTACAAACTCATGATCATCTTTTACCGTTAAGTCATATACCTTATTAGCCTTTCCGATATCTACTACCGACAGCACAAGAACGGGTACAAAATCGTACTTTGGCGTGTTTATTTGACGTAAACGACGATCCACATAGCTCGCAATTCTTTTCAACATTATCTAGTCCTTCCTTTCTGCGCCATGCTGATTTACATGCATTAGTACAAAACTTGTTGTCATGCCCTACCCTTGTTGATTTGAATGATTTTCCACATTGCTTGCAATTCAAATCAATAGGTACAAAATTAATCCATGCTTGCTTACCTATTTCTGAATGCTTTGCTTTTCCTTCTAAGCTTGAATGCCAAGCTTTGGTAAGTGGTCTTATCCTGTTTAGGAGAGTCCTATTATTGAAGCGCCTATCTTCATCCCATTCATGCTCTGCAAAATGATCTTTTACGGTCAAGCATTCAAGATTTTTTATATCGTTATTCAATGGATCATCGTCCATATGATGGATATGCATTCCTTTTGGTATGACCCCATGTGCATCAGACCAAATTGCACGATGAAGCCATACCGTACCGCCTGTTATTGACCTTTTGAAATAAACCCTATCGCTCCTGCGTTCACTTTCAGGATAGCGATTATATTTCTTGCCTTTGTATATAACTGTTTCAACCATGATTTACGTTCAACCGCCATTAATATAGTATCACCATATCTTATAGCATCGGCACGAATAAAGCCACGGCCTTTAACGAATATCTTATGGCATGGGGTACATTTCAGAGTCTTATCTCCTGCTTTTATCTCTAAAATATCTCTGTTCTCTCCTGATTGCCAAGCATCAATAACTTCTTTCATGCCTGATCTAGTTAGAACAAAGTCACCAGTCTTTACTTGCTCAATTGGTATATCGCCTTTTGATGTTGTAACAAGCTCACCTTCTGCTATGCAGTGATTGTCTTTATCCACAATATCAGGAAGCACATCACCAGTAAGCCTATCTACCTTGAATGAATACGCATTAGCCTCATGAATCGCATTTTTGCACCGAGGATGAATGATAATCTCTTCATATGACCTAAGGTGTTCAATACCATCCTCCACCGAGCCAGGCCATTTTTCACAGCCTTCAATATTGAACCCATGCCGCTTGATATGGCTAATTGTTTCTGGCCTCGCACAATCAGCCCTAATTTTATATCGTTTAGCATCTGGCACTGATTCATAGAATGCAGGCATATCATCCAATTCAACACCTACTTTGCAAGCCTCATACTCAACATACAATCGGCTATTGTGTACCCAGCACCTAACCAATGTTGACGGATCTTGCGAGAAACCAAAGTCAGCGCCATAAAGCGGACTACCCCATGATTTATCAGGCGTGAATTCATCAATACGCCATTTACCATTGAGCACCTTCACATTGCTATTGCGTCGAAACTTTCCTTCCCATATCCATAGATAACGATCAGTATCAACGCGCCTCATCTTGTCGCGGGTAATGATTAGCTCTTCAGTCAACCAAGGGTTATGCGTGTGATTGCACTCAATGATAAGCGTGTCTTTGTCTTCATAGATTCCATCTACAGCCTTGTCCCAATATGGAGCAACCATATCCGCCCACATTGGGTCTGTTTCTTCGCGTGGGTTAAACGTAAACCACAACTCAGAACCTGCCCCACGAATAGTTGGTTCAAGCACATCCAGACTAGCACGGCTTACATTTTCAGCTTCATCAGTCCAAGCCTTTGTGGCCCCTGCATATCCCTTAATGTTGGTAATGTTTCTGTATAAGCCGCCAAAGCTAAAACGTGACTTTGTAGAAGGAACTTTAATCTCTGAATCCAAAACCCTAAACTCGTTTGAGTTGCCCTTTCTGTTCACCTCATCGGCAATTTCTTGATAAGAACTATCTTTAATGGCCGCCATTATCTCGCGGAAACAAGCCACGCGCTCGGTGGTGATTCTGGCGCTCTCAGTTAATATAGACACAACCGTGCGAGTCTTGGCACTACCACGTCCTCCCCATACTATCTTAATGCGCTTCGGATAAAGCAACTTCTCCAAACGCTCAGGAATAAGAATGGTTGCTTCTTCTTCTGTCTCGCAAATGCCATCAGGAGTCATTTTCAGACTCCTGATAACTTCACGATCCATATTGCAAATGCCAAACACTGCAGAATGGTTTGCTTGGCCTATCTCTTGAATAAATGTTTCTAATTTGCCTAGCTTTGCACTACTTAGGCGCTTTGCCATTGTTTTGTTGCTCCACAATAGCTTCTAGTTTTTCCATCCTCTCTACCAGCTCTGTCGTTTCCATCACTTCTAGCGAGGTTTTTATAATACCTGCGAGAGTGGAAGCAATGTCAGAAGGCAAATCACCATTAGCCACGGCGCGAATGATCGCATCCATTTTTTCAACTGGCGTCCCATTAGTAGGGAAGAAGAATTCAACAGCAGGCATGACTGATTTAGGAACAGGTGCAAGTCGAGATAAAATCTCTCGCATAGCGTATTCATCGCCACTTTCAATTGCATTGGTTAGCAAAACATCAATAAGATCCTCTTCTGTTTTACCTTGGCGCTCTAATGCCTCAATAATCTTTGCTTTCCATCCTTTCCCACGCTTAGCACGTGTTGAATAATCTGGCTGATGATCAGCATCAAAAAGAAGTTTTGCCATTCCGTTTTTTTTCCGTCTTAGTGATTAATAATATACATAAAAAAACCGGCACTATTGCCGGTCTATTGTTTACTTTCCAGCTTGGCAATTTCAAGATCTTTGATGCGCATGTCTTTCTCTGCGATCTTAGATGATTGCCACATTCGATACATAGTAAAAATACCAATTAACAAACCAACAAATGTGCTTACCACACCCAACATCAGATTTAGATTATTCAATCCTATTGATGTGACTAAAGCACTAATAGTCCCCGTAATCTTTGGTTGGTTTGCGGCGAGTGCGAATACTTCTGATTCGCTGTTTGCATGTTCGCTCATGATTATACCATTTTACCTTTAAAAGTACCCAATACACGATCACGCATACCCACACGATCATCGAAATTGCAGAAAGCGCGTCCTGTATCATATATGCCAGCCCTTAGCAAAATTGCCATTTGAATCACCAAAATCATAGTAATGGCGATATTGTAGGGTATTGCAGACATATAAGCCAAGTACCAAAGATAACCTAATCCATTGATGATACAACTTATTAGGCTAAAAACAGCCAACAAAAAACTGGTTCGTGTATTTAATCCAACCACAAACCAAGCAGTAATGCCGTCTAGAAGTGCTGCAGTTGCATAATAAACAAATGGCCCATGCTCTCTTCCTATTCCAAAATAATGAAACATATTCACAACAAAAAAAGAAAGTGCAGCAATCCTCCTATCTCGTTTTAACAACAACGCAAATATGATGAATGCTGCACTTTCCATTGTATTAAATCCAAAAATGTTTATTTCTTTTTAGTTGGTACTTGTTTTTTTTCTTGCACTGGTGATTGAGGAGCTTGCTTAGGACGTTCAAAACCGCTGCCACCTGCCATAATAAAACCTCCATTTAAAAGATTATAATAACCTATTCTGACCAAAAAGCCAATGGTTCTAATGTTTCACCAGCCTTTCGTAGCGCTTCAATTGTCTTATCACGTGGTGGACGATGCCCACGTTCTTGATGACTAATCGACAGCGCAGTAGTTCCAGCCAGTTCTGCAAGTTGTTTTTGAGACAAACCCAAGTAAACCCGATTCATCTCAATAAACTTTCGTTTTGTCCATTCTTCGTTGACTTGCATATTTACCTTAATAAAAAAATATTAGAGATATAACCAACACAGCTTAATCCCCGTTATCACGGCTACATTGCCTAATCAGTGCATGGACTAAGTTGTGTTGCTACTGCTTAGGCCAGTAAATCCGGTCTTCCACAATGAGTATCGCCACCACACGACCACAACACAAGGAGTCACAGCTAGCTGTACTGCCAACACAACCCCCTAGCTGTTACTGCTTATGCAAATTATTGTGGATTTTGCAATTCGCAGGAGAAAAATAGGAATGTGTTGTCTACTTCAATAAGTACATATTAATACAAAGAACAAAAACATGCAAGCATTATTTCCACCGCTAGTAATTCATTTCCTATCTATTCCATTAAAAGGTACAAAATCGATAAGGTTTATTACTTTACCATCTATGCAAGCCGAACCGAGTAGTGTTGTGACTCTATTCATAGCGTTAGTGGCATCTACTACAAAACAAGCACCAACATTGCGTTGTTCACTCATAATCTTGCCTTCCAGACATAGGTACGCAAGATGATTGAATGCCTCATGTAAATCATTATTCATCGCTATCTCCAAGGCTATATAGATCCAAAGCGCTCACATTATCCTTGTCCGCTTCCCAATCAATAATAATCGAGTGTTCACCATCCAAGAGAAACATATTCACATCATCAGTTTAACCAAGTGGGAAATCCCAATCGTTAAGATATGGCTGAATGCGCTTTAAAAGTTCAATAGCTTCATTGATCATTATTCCACCTCACTACTGACAAACGATTAATCAAAGCACCCGCATAACGCCGTACACGTCCTTTAGCTATCATCTTTTCCCAAGCTAAAGATGGTCGCTCGGTTTGTTTATCAAGCGCTTCCATCTCTTCCGCTGCGCGCATGAACTCTTTACATTGGCGTAGTGCTAGGTTTATGGGGCATGGTTGAGTCATCGCGTAAGCACCTCCAATACCCAGCAAATACCTAGTAAAAAGCCTATGGCTACCGTATGCCAGTTTTTTGTCAACATGCAATCACCTTCACCCCATCAACAACAAAAACACGCTTTCCAGCAATCATTTCTTCTGACAATTCACCACCCAAGAATAGGGAGAAAGGCAATACCTGTACCCAAACTTTAGCCACTCCATCATGTATACATACTACTGCACCAGCATTGTGTTTAAGCGCAAACGCTTCGGCATTAATTATCTCTTCTCTAGCCTCCCGCAATGCCTGTTTGTTTAAGATATATTCAGATTCTAATTCTTGAAATTTTTGCATGAATAGGTTCATTTATCACCTCCAAAATCCATACCTTCCAATTTAGCAATCTGCTTTTTTAAGATTGCAATCTTTTTATCTCTCATCACCTTAGCGCGATCTAGTGCTTCTTGTTCTGTGAAGCAATAATCACCTTTATGGGCGTAGGTTTTAATTCTTCCAGTTCCATGACCATCAATACAATACATGCCATCAATACTTGTTTCATGAGCATCAAACTTCATAATGCCACCAGTCAAGCATCCCTTAGTAACATAAATAATTGTCATTTAAAAACCTCCATCAACTGTTCAAAACTAAACACGCCATCCAGATTGGATACTCGATAGCCACCATGTACGGGGAATATTGTTAGGCCTATATTGCGGGCTGATTTGATAAGTTGTGCCATTCTCGCTCTCCACTTAGTTATTTACATTAAATATCAAAAACAACATTACTTCTTTTGATTACTAAATCGCCTTCAATCTCATATCCATAATGTTTGCAAAATATTTCTTCCATTTTTTCGTATGGAAGCGATTGAATTTCTTCTGTTGTCAATCCTGAACATTTAAGTGCTTCGTTTATTTGTCCTGCAATGTTCATCTCGTTCTCCAATCTGTTGTTTACTTCGATGTAGGTATCTTATGCCTACGTATAAATTTATGCAAGTATTATTTTATAACAAGCAACAAAAAACCCACCTAAGTGGGTTATGTATTAAAGCAATCCTTCCAATCCATCTTTTGCAAACTGCGATTTTAAGTATGCATCACCCGTATTTGTAATCATCGCCTGATCGCGGTCTTTATCATTGGCAATAATTTGCTTTGTAACTCCATATCCTTTATCTACAAACCATTGCATCCACACCATCTTATCGGTGCGCTTAAACGCCATGCCATGCTCTCTTAACAGCCTACCCAACTTAACCGCTGACAGACCCATGCTCTTCGCTACGTCAGTTAGGTTTCGCAGCCCATCACGCGCTACATACTTATCGAAATGATCTACTTTAGGTGCTGCAATAACCAACTTCTCTTCCAACAATGCCTCTGCCTTTTTAGATTCCAGCAATTTCTCCAGTGCTGTTATGTAGGTTGTTGGCAATGCAATAGGTAAATGATCTTGCATGGCTTCTAGTTCATGCCAGCGTTTAATTACTAACATTCTTGCTTTGGCGCTGTAACCGGTAAGCAGACAATCCGTGTGCT